TTGAGACCCTTAGCAATCATCCGCAAACCCCACTGGTCCTTGAGCCCGAAGAGTTTGTGCTCCAAGGGCCGCAGAAACCTCAAAAGCTCGAGGTTATACCGGTCGGTACGTGCGCATATCATGCGAGGAGGGGGGTTACGCTTCGTGTTCGGATTGGTCTTCTCCGACTTGACAAAACACGAAGCACGAAAGTCCTTCTCACTTAAGGGCTGGAGTTTCAAGCTCTCAGCAGATAATGCATAACGCCTAGCTCGCTTGTCCTTGAAGCTTTCGACCACTTGGTCTATACTCCAAGGCACAAGTTTTGGCATCCATCGAAATAGACGCTTAGAGGCATCATGCAACCTTAAGAGGCCACTTGCTGTGGCAACAGGGACCTTCCCCAACAGTCGATTTCGTGCACCGATCATTTGGTTGCACACGCAATTAGCGTGGATGTATGGTCTCCAGAGTGATGGCAAGGGAGGCACCATTCGGATCAAGTAACGAGGCTTGAGATTCAAAGAACAGACCTGGTCGCCTGACAGGAAGGGTCCACCGCAGTTTGCAGCCAGTTCTTCAAGTTCTGACGGCGCAGCACATACGGCGGGCACTGCGACCAGTCCGCTTCACTTGGCGGGAAGGATCGTCGACCGATCGGGTTTGGGTATGCCAAAGACACCACAGGTCCACTGATGGAGTACCCTGTTGCGTCCGTAGCGTTGCCTCTCCCTATCGGTTCTCGGTCGCCTCGGATGTTTCCCGTCAAGCACTTCATTCAGTTCGGTGATGTCATTCCAGAACCCGGGTTTCACCATTTGCTCACGTAAGCCGTCCTCTGCTGCTGTTGGCAACATCAGGCTGCGTGCGACCGCAAGAGCAATACTGGTTATCTGTTCCTCTGACTCCATACCCGCCAATTTACACCAAGCCGTAGCCTGGCTTATCAAATACGGGTACGTTGCCGTTGTGCGGCGATGTCCTGCCACAAGTCGCATCATAGCCTGCTCACACTCTCGGTGGAAGTTTCGTGCTTTTACAGGCTCAACAACTGGAACAGCTGGAGATGTGTCATCATCAAAACCGAATGACATCTCCAGTCGCGGGAGTGGTCCGTCCACAAACACCACCGGAACTCCAATCGACGCTGGCTCTCCAACCACCATACACGTGCCCTGGTCGCGTTTTCCCGTGACCTCAATCTCAACGCGAT